CTTACGCTGAACTTAATACTTTCTACGGTTAACGCCATGATTGGCGAGCAGCTTGACAGAAAGGTCGATGCACACTTTACCCCGTTGGACACTGGTACAGAAGCTACAGCTTTTGCCCTTAACAAGATTGCGCGTGTGATCCTAAATGAAAACAACTATGACGACATAGAAGAAAACGTGTTTTCGGATGGCTTGATTGGCGGCAGGGGTTATTTCGACGTTCGCATGAGCTTCCAGCATAATATTCAAGGGAAGGTTTGCATATCAATGGAAGACCCAATCGATGTAATAATCGACGGTGAAGCCAAAGAAATGGATCCTAAAACGTGGAACGAAGTATTTATATCCCGCTGGATGACTCCTGATGAAATAGGGGCTACGTACGGCTGGGATAAAGTAGAGAAAGTTCAGGTAATGGCCCAAGATACGGGCAGTGGACACGACGACAACTTTGATTTTGGTGATCGTACTTTTGGAGGCGATTCACCTGCGACGCGCGATAATGCAGCGCGTACTCAGCTAAACAGAGTGCGAGTGGTCGAAAGACAATTCTTTAAAGTGGCAGAGCAGTGGTTTTTCGTAGACCCAACAACGGGCGCATTGCGTGCGGTTCCATATGGGGCGGATGAAGAATCTCGCGAATCATTTGCCCAAGAGTACGGCTTTGAGGTTATTAAGCGCAAAGGCCGCCGTGTTCGTATGGTCGTGTCTTGCGATGATGTATTGCTCAAAGACGACTGGTCGATATACCGCTCATTTACAATTGTACCGTTTTTCCCTTATTTTCGTCGTGGCAATCCATTCTCAGCGGTAGACAACCTTATTGACCCGCAGAACCTGCTTAACAAGACAAGCTCGCAGGAGTTGCACATTGTTAATACGACGGCCAACTCAGGATGGGTGTTACAGGAAGACTCACTGGTTGACATGGACGCGGAAGATTTAGAGGAGCGGGGCGCTGAAACTGGCCTCGTGCTTCAGTACAAGCGTGGCTATGAGAAACCAGAAAAAATTACACCTAACTCTATACCTACGGGGATAGACCGTATTAGCCAAAAGGCTGCTAGCACTATCCGTGAAATTTCATCGGTTAACGCATCGATGCTTGGAACGGCTAGAGCAGATCAGTCCGGTAGAGCGCAAGAAGCGGCTACTATGCGTGGTCAGGTGCAAGTATCTGTGGTGCTAAGTAACTTAAAACGTTGCCGCCGAACTGTGCTTGAGAAAATACTAGAGTTAGTCCAGGACTTTTACACCGAGACCCGGTACTTCAACATCATTGGCGATGACATCATGATGTCGCAAGGCGCTAATGAGCAGGTGGGCGTGAACGTACCGCAGGACGATGGCAACATATTGAACGACATTACTGTGGGCGACTATGGTACGGAAGTAGGGTACCGACCCTCCGGCGGAAGTTTAGCGGATAAAGAAATGGACGAAGCTATGCGTCTTCGCGAGATGGGCGTTGCTATACCAGATCACGTTATGGTCCAGTATTCGAGACTGACTAAACGCATGGAGTTGGCTAAGTTCCTTAAAGATTCACAGGGCTTTGGCGAGCAGAGTGAAGAGCAAGCAGCTCTCGAAGAACTCCAGATGGAACACCAAATAGGCATGTTACAGAAGGAGCTTGAGAAGGCTGACGCGGATATTGAAGTGGCACGCGCTACTGCGCTTGAGAAACAGATGAACGCTGAGTCTTTGGAAGACTTTAACAAAGCGGACATTGAAGCGCAGAAGTTAGAAGTTCAACGTGCACTAAAAGAAAAAGAGTTATCACTGCGAATTGCATTGGCAGCTCGTGGACACCAGAACGCTAACACAATGAATGTGCAACGTTTACAAACTTCTGTCGCGATGAAGTCTATGGATATGGCTATAGCTGGCAAGAAAGAACCCCCCCAACCAAAGAGTAAAGATAAATGAGCGACCCCGATAACATTTACGTAGATTCTATCCCTGTAACGAATAACGAGTTCGGGGGCGACGCGGTAGCTGAGGCTAGCGCAGCACCCGAAGCAGCAACGGTTGAGGACCGTGGTGACGATTTTGCACCAATCGAGGAAGGAAGCGAGGTTACCGATACAAATTCTGATCCGAGTGATAATGCTGATAGTGATACTAATACTGATAGTGTCGCTGATAGTGAGGTCGATGGACAGGGGACGGACGAAACTGACGAAACTGACGAAACTGACGAAACTGATGATTCTGAGGAGATGGAGGCAGAGGAAAAGCCGAAGCCCGTCAAAGGCCGAGTCCCGAGAGACCGACTGAACAAGGAAATCGAGAAGCGTAAAACGCTTGAGCGACAAGTTAAGGAACTTCAAAACCAAGCACCTCCCGAGCAAGCACTTCCTGAACAAGTTCCTGCTGCTAAACCTTTCACTAAAGAACAATTTGCAGCCATGCAGAATGCGATGCTTGATGGCGAGACTGAAAAAGGTTTTGAGATATTTGCGGAGATGATGGCTAACCAGTCTTCACAAGTTCGCGCCGATGCTATTGCTGAGACGGACATTCGTGTTCGAAGCGAACTTAATATTGAGCGTGAAAACAACAGTCTTAGCCAAGAAGCACAACATCAAGGTGAGCGATTCCCTGAGTTAGTGGCTGGCGGTGATTTTGCGGATGACGGACTAATTGACGAAGTGGTTGAGACTCGAAATATATATATTGAGCGAGGCGTGGATGCTGCGGAAGCACTGCGCAAAGCGGTTAAGATTGTTTCCTCTGAACACGGGCTCGTTGACCGTAAAGCAGCATCAAAAGCACCATCTAAAAAGAGAGTGGACGTAGCTAACAAAATTGCACTTGCTGATAAAGAACAGGGGAAACTAGGAGGCGGGTCAACGCAGAAACCTGCACCAGTGATTGACCTAACTAAAATTAGTGATTCTCAGTTTTCACGATTGAGCGAAGACGCTAAGGCTCGCGCTAGAGGAGATTACTTATGAGTGAACAAGACATAGAAAAAGAAATACAGGACAAAGGTCTAACTGCTCCGCGTCTAACACCTGATGCTATCACGGGCACTATCAAGAATACTATGTACCATGTTTTTGGTGACACCTGTTTGACGGTGTGTTGTATGGTGCTAAAGAATGGTTTCACTGTAACGGGTGAATCTGCTTGCGCTAGTCCAGAGAACTTCGATGTGGAGATAGGTAAGAAGATTGCATTCGAGCAGGCCAGAAACAAAATCTGGATGCTAGAGGGTTACCTGCTCAAACAAAGGCTTTCCGACCTCAAGCTGTAGTCTAATATATAAGTAACTGTTGATTTATCTCAGCAGTTGCTTATAATGCGCGTATATCAAGGCGGTTCCTTGTAAAATAAACTACTTCCCACTGTAAGTTTGACAGTGCTTTTCGCAAGACCCACGTAACGGGACGACACCACTAGGATAAATTTAATATTCCCTGGAGTCGCTTCGTACTTTGGGACAAAAAAAGGAAAGCACAAAATGGCTTCAACTAACTTTGCCGCATTAGGTCCCGATCAGAAAAAAGTATGGTCGCGCGACGTTTGGCATCAAGCTCGCGAAAAAATGTTTATCACTAAGTTCATGGGAACTGGTGCTAACTCAATGATCCAACGTATCACCTCACTAACCAAAACAGAAAAAGGCGACGAAGCAATCGTTACTTTAGTTCCTGATTTGATCGGCGACGGTATTACTGGTGACAAAGTATTAACTGGGCACGAAGCCTCGTTGACCGCTCACCAAGAAAAACTCAAAGTTGATATGCTTCGTAACGCTATCAAAAACACTGGTAAGTTAAACGACCAGATGACTGTTGTTAACTTTCGTACAGAAGTTAAAGACAATCTTTCATATTGGTTATCAGACCGTATGGATCAAATGGCATTCTTGACCTTAGCTGGTTTAGATTTTGGACAGAACAACGACGGTAGTACTCGTGGTAGTCAAGGCGCGGCGGCTAGTGAGTCGAACCTTTCTGACCTAGAATTTAACTATGCTAGTGCTGCTACTTCGGAACGTCACTTACGTGTTGTTGCTGGCGGTACACTAGAAGCGGGTGACACTGCTGAAGTGGTCGCTGCGGATAAGATTGGATATAAGCACATCGTTCGTTTATGTGCTACGGCCAAGACTCGTTACTTACGTGGTATACGCGGTAACGGTGGTTCTGAGGTCTTTCACTTGTTTTTACACCCTATGGCACTCGCTACATTGAAATTAGATGGTGATTTCATTGCTAACGCTCGTCATGCTGGGGTTCGCGGCGAAAGCAACACTTTGTTTGCTGGCGGCGACAGCTACATTGTAGATGGTCTTTACATACACGAGTTCCGCCATGTACCTACCACATTAGGTACGGCTACTAAATGGGGAGCTAACACTGACGTTGAAGGCTGTACGGGCATTATGTGTGGCGCACAAGCTATGGGATTCATTGATTTGGATACTCCAGAGTGGGACGAGCGCGATCACTTCGATTACGGCAACAACTACGGTATTGCTTACGGCAAAATCTTCTCTATGAAGAAAATGCAGTTTAAAGACAATAAAGCGTCTGCTGACCGCACAGCGCTACAAGATTACGGTGTCATTCGAATTGACACAGCGATCTAGATAAAGTTTGGGGGGAAGCTGCTAGGGATAGCAGTGACCCCGCATTTTAAACTTAATGGAACCCCCAAAAAATGAAATTTAAAAATTATCAAAAAAACACAGTTCGATTTACTTCGAAGCTTGGCGGTCATTGTATGACTTTTGCAACAGGCCAGACTCGCGAAGTTGCGCCACATATGGAAGAACTTGCACTAGCTAACGGTTTAGTACCGCAAGAAGATTTTATTGAGGCTAAAGAAAATCGGGAGGCTGAAGATGTGGCCTCTGATGAGAAAGAAGCTAAGCTGGCTAAACGCCGTGCAGCTGATGCCGTAAAGCGCAAAGCCGCTGCGTTGAAGAAAGCTTCGGAGCAGGCTGAAAAAGATGCAATCAAGCAAGATTACGACATAGCTAAAGCAAAATAAACATTAGGAAATAAAACATGTCATATACCGTGGGTGAAATCATAACGGACAAGGTTCGGCTAATCCTGCGGGATATGGACGGCGGAGGTATCCAGTGGAAAGACGCTGAGTTAATTACCTGGTTTAATGAAGCGTGTGCTGAGGTTTCGCGCGTCAGACCAGAAGCAACCAGTAATACAGCTGATGTCGCTTTGGTAGCTGGTGCGAAGCAGAGTATACCCACGGGTAACTCAAGATTACTAGAGGGCATCTGTAATATCGATATAGGCGAGGAAGGCCGTATTATTCGAAGAGTAAGTCGTGCCACTATGGACAGTGAAGATCCAAACTGGATGTCTGGTGCAGGCAGCACTACTGTTTTGCGCTACATGCCAAGCCTTACTGACCCTCGCACTTTCTATGTGTATCCGCCAGCCGCAATTGGCGCGGAAATACGAATAGTCAGCAGTGGCCCACCTCAAAAAGTAACTCAGCTAACTGACGCATACCCGCTACCTGACATGTACACAGCGGTTGTGACTAATTACATCCTGTTTCGTGCATTTTCTAAGCTTAGCGAAGAACCCTATTTTAGACAAAAGTCTGATGACTTTTACGGTATGTACAAGAGTCAGATATCGGACTCCTTGGCTAGTATGGAGCAGAACAACGCGGGCACTAGGGATACGCCAGCAGGAGCAAAATAATTGGCTACCGTAAGCGAATGGGTTGATCTGATACGACTTGATTGCCCGGAGCCACTAGACTCGACTATAGCCCGCCAAGTTGTGCAGGCTATACAGCGTTTCTTTAAAGAAACGGAATCGTGGAAGTTGCAGGAAAGCATTCCTGTGGCGAAGGGCACTACTGAGTATTATTTGGATTTACCTAATAATACTTATGTCCTTATGAACGATTACGCGTACCACACGGCCCAAGACAAAACTCGTACGAAAATCACAACCACATTACCGCAGCGTATAGAGATACAGGAGGGTAACCCCCAGTATATTTCGCATACAAGAGAGAGTATTTTGCTTGATGGTAGTGCTGGCGGCGGAACATTGTTTGTGGGCGTTAAGTTGCAGCCTACGCACGCTGTTTATGAGGTTCCAGACGAATACTCTGACATGTGGTTTACGGATATACAGAATGGCGCTATGGCGCTGCTCCTTCGTATGCCCGGAAAGGATTGGACTAACAAAGAATCATCGGCGATGTATGAGGCTATGTTTCGCGAGTCTATAATTTCGGTAAAGCGTGAATCTCGTAAAGATAGGTCTCGGCCAAAACGCTCGGTTCGTTTTAACTCGGGCTTCGCATGGTAACTGATCCTGTATCGTCTTCAGACATCGACCACGCTTTTGAGCTAATAGAACCTTATTTAGCTCGTTTAACGTCGTGGGAGGGCACTCTGGAGCCGCTAGAGGTATACAGGATACTTGAGAACGGCAGTGCGACTCTACATTTGATAACAGGTGTAGGTTTTATGGTGTGCCAGTGGGCACCGGGCGTATGCCACGTACTTATCGCGGCCTCGTATAACCTGAAAGTGGATAGCCTTGCTAAGAGCGTTGACCTTTTCTCTGAGTACGTGCGCAAAACAGGTACACAAAAAATCACATTCACCAGTCCTAGACCTGCTTGGTCGAAGCTATCTGCTGAATGTGGGTTCAAAGTTGAATCAGTTAATTACAGTAAGGTACTTCTATGAGCAGCCCAAGCAAGCCAAAAACACCTAAACACGAGAAGCTACAGGCGGCACACGCCAGCAAGATGTTTAGTGAGGGAACAAAAGTCCGCGCTAATATGGGCGACAGCTACATGGCTGATATGCGTAAAAACAGCACAGGTTTGAAAGAATCTCGTGGAAGTGCGCAGAACGCTTACGGGTCAAAGCAGAATTTAGTTGCTAGGCGACGTGCGGGCAGAAGTCACAACGTGTCTACCGACGGTAATATGCAGCAGTCGGCAAACTCTATCGGCCAAGCAACGGGAGGGGGCAAAAACTACAGCTCTGCTCGAAACACCATTACTAATGGAGTCCGGTCTTCTTATCGAACAGGCGGTATTATGTCCCAGCTCGGACATAACAACAGCATGACCGATTTTCAGCGAAGCAATGAGAAAAAACAAGCGGGCATGGATATTGCGGTAGCGGCGGGTCAGGCATATATGTATAGCGACAAGTCAGCGGACACTAGTGATTACGTGGATTCCAAGATTAACCAAGACCCTAACAAGCGAAACTCTAAGAACCCTTTTGACAACCTAAAGCCATATGATCCTTACACTGACAGTATGGGGGAAATGTACTCATGAATAGAACAACCGAACTACAGGACATGCGTGAGCATCGTCGTACCAGCCGCGAAAATATTACTACTGGCAATAAATTTACTAAAACGGACAGCCAAAGTAGCGGCATGGGTCAGGGCCGAATGAGCAGAGGAACGGGGTTTACTGCTTCTTTTGAAGGCTCTGGGTCCGATAATCGGGGGGGTGGTAGTTATGAGGATGATCTTACAAAAATGTACGCCCAGCAGCTCGAAAACTACGATAAGTTCACTAAACCGCTGGTAGATGATTTATCAAAGGATTCGACTAGTACAGAAGTGATTGACCGCGCTAGAGAGAATGCGGGCAAGCTTGGTGCTAAGGCCACAGAAATGACAAATCGTCAGCAGAGCTACACCATGAGTACTCTTTTGCCTAGCCAAAGAGCTGCGCAGAAGGCTTCTATTGGATTAGGTGCGGCACGAGGCCAGACAGCAGCTATTACACAAGGGCATATGCAGCAGCAGTCAGATAGACAAGCAGCGCGTGTGCAGTTGATGCAAATTTCAGAACAACTACAAACTACTGGATCGGCTTCTATGTCTCAAGCGGTATCACAAAAGAACCAACGCGATGCGGCGCACAAAGCGGCCAAGGGCGGTTTTATGTCTCAAATCGGTGCCATCGCAGGCGGAGCTATCGGTTTTATGGCTGGCGGTCCAGCAGGAGCTGCGGCGGGTGCGGGTATTGGCAGCGGCGTTGGCGGAGCTTTAGGAGGATAGTATGGCAGGTTACGGAATGAGAGATGGTTCGGCTATTATAAATGCCGTTCAGGGCTACGCGAACTACAAAGAGCGCGAGAAGAATCGAATTGAAGACAACGCCATTCGGCTGGAAGAGAAAAACTACCGGCGCGGCATAGACCAGCGTAATTGGGATGTTGACCAGAAAGAGCGTGATAGGGTTTCTGCCGAGCGAAAGAATGTCTCTGACACTAGTGGCGCGTACATGCAATCTACTATTGACGGTTACGGTTCTGCCTCCGAAGTTGTAGCAAGGGGCGCATCGGGTGAGGGTGTTGGCACTCAGCCAGAGGTCGCCCCTAACGAAGATGGATCTGTGGGCCTCAACATAACTACCAAAGATGGTGAAAAAAGGGCTATCACTGAAAATGCTAGTGACAATAAGAGCAAGCCCCTCAAGTTCGACCCTAATACCATTGAGGAAACTCAAGCAGCGGTGGAAAAGACGTACAGGTTTTACATGGATAATGGGGGTAAACCAGAGGAGGCTAATGCGTATGTTAGGGCTTCTATGTACACAGATCCAATGTCTGGACTTACGGTGCCTACTCCTGATGCTGAGACATTCCAGCGCCGACTTAAAGAGAATGGTATTGGTCTAAAAGATAAACGCATTCATGAGCCAAATATTCGTGGAACTGCGGCCAAGTTTGACGAGCGAGTTGGTGAAGTTTATGGCGCTGGGGTAGATAAAATAAAAGATGCGCACGCTGCATCCAATGCCAATGCTAAAGAACGAGGTATCCGAGCTGACAAGATAGTCGACGAAAAAGGTATTGTCGGGCTAACCAAACAGAACCTTAGTGATGACGCTGAGTATATAAAGGGTGTTGGCAGTGATGTGTATAAATGGCTAAAAAGTGTCGATAAGGCTATTACAGAACCTATAGGCAAGAAGTTATTCGGCAAAGGTTTTGCCTACGGGGATGGGGGCAAACCTACCACTGTGAAAGCCAGTACAGTCGGCAAAACTGAAAGCTTGCAGATTGGCCAGCAGCTAGCAGATAAAAACCAGAAAATAATTGATGAGGGGGGCGAACCCCCAACTACATCTACCGAAACCACTAAAATGCTATCTATGGCTACAACGTATGACGGACAGGTTAATAACATGGCGGTCGATGTAAAAGGGCGCAAGAAACAGGCCCAGTTATATATGGAGGCTGTGATTGCTCTCGCTCCGGGCTATGAGGTTAAGGGTGTCAAAAATATCATGGAAACGGGCGACCCTCGATACAGTGCTAAAGATATGTCGGACATGGCGCTAGACTCCAAGGTTAAAGAATCTACCATAGTTCGCAACATATCAAGTGCAAACGCTGCCATTGCTCGGGCTAACAAGAGTAATAATCCCGAGGATTTGTACGACGCTCATACTGAGGGGCGAAAGGTTATCACCCCCCTACTGGAAGGGCTTGCAGACAAGTTGGCTGGGGGTAAGAGTGAGTTCTCCAAGCCACTAAAAGGTAGGTTTTTACTGGGATATAATGACGTCATAACGTCTAACGGTTTCGATCCTAATGAACTCACCAACCCAAAATTTATGAAAATGGTTACCGACGGTTTAGAGAAATTCTACTGGGATACTAAGGATGGGGATTACTCTGGAGCGAGCGCTGCGGCTTGGGTCAACACGGCGGCGGGCAACCTCAAGAGCCACACGGCTTCTCGTATTACTCAACTGTCTGCGTCTAGGCAAATAGGGGCGGCACCGCTGACGCGAGCGGTCAGTAATGAGATTGATATCCGTTCGGAGGAAAAAGGAAGTGAACTGACCGAGGCGGAGATTGACGAAATCTTTGAGGAGCTGGAAGGTTCCATTCAGGCCAAATAGCACAAAAATACTGCCAGAAAGTATTCACCTGTTATAATCCGATATAAGTAACTACTATATCGGATTTTTTCATGCTAGACCCAAAAACTCTTTCACTTCTATCCCCCGCCGAACCCAAAGATGATGCGGCTACTTTTACCGATGGAGACAGCGGCTACTTTGGGTCGGATAAGAAGGACGGTTTCCGTATAAAGGGGATGAACACCCCGGAGTCAGAAAACAATTTTGACCGTGTGGATAAGCACCCAGATGGTAAGTTAGCCGCAGAAACCATTAAAATTCTTCAATCTGAAGGTGCCCAAGTTATCCGTGGGGACAGCAAAGGCGCATATGGTAGGGGCTTGTCCGAGTTTGTCGATGCTGAAGGTAGCGACTTAACACAAGACATGGTTCGCTCTGGGTTGGCCTTTCCTGATAGGAGCCGTGAAGCAGCAGAAGCTGCGTCCGACCGTAATGAACGAGAATTCTTGGGTAAACCTACCACTTTTAACAAAACAATCCGTGAACAGGCTGAGAAACGACAAGGTGGGAGGAATTTCACCCCATGGAACGAGGGTGAGGCCGATGATGTAGCCCATGATAGGCGCGGCACATTCCATAAAGCATGGGACAGAGGCAACGACCAGACTAAAGCGGCGCTCGGTGGCGTTATGAACTACATCGGTGACCTGATTGGCAACGATGAATGGGTGTCCGAAGGTAAGGCGATGACGCGAAGTGCTAATCTCGATATCGATCTAAACCCCCGCGAAGTAGAAAGCTACAAAGATGTCAAAAACCTTGACGACGCTTTTGACTACCTACTGGAAACTACGGGTGAACTTGCTCCAGGACTAATATTGGACACTGTGGCTACTATCGGCACGGGTGGTCTTGCTCTTGGCGCAGTGGCCACGAGGCGTGTGGGTTCGGCAGCACTTGTTGGGGCTGCTAAACTTGCAGCTGAAAAGAGCATGAAAAAGGCCGTTAAGGTTGGGATGATCTCAGGGCCAGTAGCTACTGGATTTTTGCAGTCACTAGGCGGCATGGAAAACACACTAGAAGAACGTGGCAGCGAGGTCAATACTGGAGCTGCGGCGCTTTCCGGCGTTGTCGGGGGTGCGGTCAACGTTATCCCATACGCACTTGTGGCTGGCGACATACTGAAGCAATCGGGGCTGGCTGACGACGTTGTTAAAAAGGTTGTCGAGGGCGTAGAACAAGCAGAAAAAAGTGGGTTCTTATCAAAGGCTGGCGGCAGACTTAAAGACATTACTAAAACTGCGGGCAAGGCTGGAGCGGGCGAACTGTTTACAGAAGTACCTCAGATGTACATTGATGAGCTTATTGCATCAAGTAACACAGATGGCAAATGGCAGCTTGAAACCACTGACGCAATTGATGGCGCATTGCGTGCGGTATTCGGTGGCGCTGCAATGGGTGGTACGGCAAGTATTGCGGCTAACACGGTGTCAATTGTTAACGAGTACAACCAAGCTAGATCGGAAGCTGCGGCTGACGATCCTAGTTCATATGAAAATATACCCGAGGGCGAGGAGGCTACGGGGGAAGAAGCGCCCCTTAATTTTGAAGAAATGCTGGACGACCCTTCTGATAAAACAGAGGAGGAGGGGGACACGTCGGCAGTTTCTAGGGGGAAAGCCGCGCTTAACGACATTATTAAAGCGGCAGGGGACATGGGTTCTGGGGCAAATGACTTTGTACGGGGTAGGGATGAATCTAGCACGTTGCAAAACATGCGGGACAGGGGTAACGGCGACGGAGAAGTAATTCAGGAACAGGATACGACATCAGAGGGCGAGGCGCTAAGTGCATTCACCGAAGATGTTATGCGCAGAGAGGATGTGCCTTATTTAGAGGGCGACAGGCGTGTAGCCGTGGAAAAACTTTTAGCCCCAGAGGGCGTGCTTCTTAGTCTTAATGAGGTTGCGACACTAATTAAGTCGGGTGAAGTAACAGGCAACGAAGTTGTCATGTATACGGTAGACCCTATGACCAACGTTGAGGGTGTGGTATTTAAAGACCAGACTGGTGAGGCGGAAGTTATGCGCATGGATGACGCGCTAGCCGAGGCGGAGAGCGCGGCTAGGAAGGGCAATGTTCCGCGAAGTGTAATTAAAGAGATAGGCGAAGCGCGGCAAGACGACTATGTGGCTGTTAAGAGAAAAGCACTAGAGGCGGTTAAATCTTTGGCGGGTAAAGTCGCCGATGAAACGCGATCTGTTATAAGTAACGGGATTGATAGCCGCGACAAGAAACA